TTGAGCGAATCAAACCAAATGTTATCGACCTTGACTATACCTTTCTTCTTTGGAATATCACCAATACCCGTATCTTTTGTTGAAAAATAATCTTTAGCCCGATTCGTAACGATAGCTTCAAGTTTGGCGTTAACCTCGGTTCTAGCATCATCTCTGATTTCTTGTTCTGTTTGCTGAGCATCATCTACAAAATCTTTCAAAAATGCATATTGTGTTTCATTTTCGTCCTGTATAGCTTCAGACGCCTGTTCCTGAGAATCTTGATTGGCATCGCTGTTCACATCATAAAGAGCATCCAATGTCTCGTCGTTTTTCTTTTTTTCATCTTTCATTATCTCTAATTTTCGTAAAAAATCTGAAATGTTTAAACCGGGTGGAACCTCTACCTCACCTATATCTTCTTCCTCGGAGGTTCGAGCCGACTCGAGCTCAGCAGTTGAAAATCCCTCTTTCCTAAAACTTAAAAAAAGTATAACCACCGTCAAGGTTATACCCAGGATCAAAATTTTACGATCCATCTTATAGTACTCAAAGAAATTATTTATTTGAGCATATACTACAAGCCTTTTTAGAATATCCATGTTCACACTTTTCAGAATATACACACTTGCGACACATACTTCTTATATCTCCGTGTATACATATACCACCCCCATTACACACACTACACTGAATAAGTCTTTTTTGGTGTGGACATATATTTCGAATTATATTCATAATTCATCTTAGAGATATTATTTTAACTAATACTATAACAATGCCTCTATCGAATAAAAAACGACGATTCATTAAAAAGGTTTCGTCCGGGTTTAAATATTTAGTAGATGATTATGGGATCAAATCTATGAAAGAATCGTATCTAAAAGAATTTATAAAAGAAAATGTTTTCGTCAAAGGTAATTACATGGAAAGACTAGAGTTTTCCGCGGGTAAGTTTCAGTTTTGTCTAGAAAATCTAGATGATGATCTTTTGAGATCTATCTTAAAAGAGTTTGACACTATGGGGTTCACTTTGGAGCGTGTTTTTCGCGAAGCGGGAGTAAACCCCCTCCACTTTGACGATGACGAACTTGAATATTCAAAATTGATAGATACAGAAGATATTATTACATTTCAAGATTTGATTAACACATAAAACTAGGTCTTTCACACTTATATCTCGCAAAGGGGGCTTTGTCGTTTATGTAATACATTTTATAAGCTGATACAAGATCTGGAGACTTGTACTGCTCAGGCATACATTCCGGAATACCCTCCATAGAATAATAAGCAGACTCACTTTTACGTTCTTCGAAATGAGATGGATGATTTTCATATAACCAACGCAAATGGTGTTCACACGTGTGAATTTTCCCGTACCGCTCTGTGTATTCACGACTGAGAGCGAGTCCGATTTCACAAGCATACATATAATTTTTGATACTGGAACCTATCCACATGGTCATGGGATGCTTCTTATGAGCGGGTTTGTATCCACGCTTACTTCCATCTTTTGTAAAGGGGGCGTGTTCTCTGACGTATTCTTCTTGACCCGAAAAAAACCAAGCGGTATATAACATTTGACATATCTCGAGTTGAATCTTAACGACGTGTTGATCACATGATAATTTGGCGATTTCCTTAGGATTCAATGAAAGAAAAAATATGTTCATCTTACAAAAAGTAATACTAGTTTACAACTTAGGTGCATTTTCCAAAACCGAGAACGTCCTTCTGCTTTCTCGTAGGAATAGATTGAGGTAGCACCGCAGTTTTTACACTATGCACCCATTCCTCTCCATCGTATGCCATCCAACATATATCGTATCGTTCTATCATCTTTCTACATAAAACACAAGGCATTGATATACCCGCACCATACGTTGTATTTCTAGATATTATGAGGTGTCCATACTTTCGGTGAACCCAATCAGAAAACTGGTGTGGCTTGTACCCCTTTCGTATACATTCCCTATATAACCTTCGTATTAACTGCCTCTCCGCGCACATATGATTCGTGCTATCCACCTCGACAGATTTCTTAGACATAGAACTCGTCACTGTACAATATTTCATTTTTCATAAAATATAAGAAACATTCACTAGACTTAGGTATTATTCGTGTCGTTCCTTGACAATATAATTTGGATACGTCTGTCTCACGTAGTCCTTATATTTTAGGTAGACGTTAATTTTGTCGTGTACGGACATATTCTCAGTTTCAAATTCAATTAACTTGTTATCGTGATTAATATCCAAATGAATAGAGAATCTTTTAGGAATTTCCGGAAAAATTTCTAAAGTTTTAGGAGCTCTATTTTCAAATAATACTTGCTCGGATAAAGCTAAAGGAGAAAAATTTCTAAAATGATTTTGTAAAACGTTTAATCTTCGGATAGCTGACATTTCTCTTATTTTCATTACAATTTATATCCACTAAGGTTTTAAATTCTATCTTTTAGCATCATTCCATCATCTCCTTGAGATTCCATAAACTCTACTTTGATAATGTTCGGATCAAATATATCACCATGGGTTTGACAAAGTGTACAGGGTTCCGATGGAGTCTCCCCGGGAGCATGATTATGAACGGGGGCATCCCTCTTTTTGGGACGTTTTGTTTTTTTAGTCGTCGGAGGTTTGGAAGGATCGTGCTTCTCACAAAATGTCTCACCTTCAATACATTTATTGCGACACGGATTACCCCTTATGTTGATTCCCGTACACGCAGGTCTCTTCACTCTTGGAGGCTTTGGCTGTTTAGCAGGTTTAGGAGGACGCGCGTGGACTTTACACGTCTGCAAACCTTCTGCGCAAAACTTTTTACACTGCTCGCCCTTAGCCGTTTGACACGGGCATCTGATTTTCTCGACCTTTACTTTTGAAACTTTTCCCTTTTTCTTGAGTTCGCTAATCTCCCCTCGCAACTTATCGTTCTCGTTGACAATATCTTGGAACATCTTTCGCAGTTCATCAGCAAATAAATTATCCTTGATATATTCATCTAATTGGGTCATGGGAGATATACACGGTACACAGAATTCCATTTTTACTTGATAAAAATACAAACATCGTCGCAACTTAGGTGAATTTTATTTCTGTGAGAATATTAGAATGGTATCAATTCACGATATACCTAAAAAAGTTCAATACATAGTAGTCGATTCTAGGTATGTCACCGGAACGAACAATACGTTTTCATTCGATTTATCGATGACATCCAATACACATGTTGAAGATTTTAGTAAGGTTCTTGGTATAAAAATGGTTGATTTTTATATCACTCAAATAGGTGGTCAAGATCATGATTCTAGTAGTTTAAGTAATGTAGCTAAATTTGTGGATATAATTTGCCCAGATGTTCCCCAAGTCGCTCAAATGTTAGATGAGCGTCACGGACATATTTTTGCTCGCGTTCCATTAGAACGACATTTTACACATGGATCACATATAATATTACGAGATAAACAATGGAAAAGCTTCAACAGAAAAACAAATTATTTCAACCCCATGTCTATACAAAAACTACATTTTACCATATATGAACAGCAAGATGACGGTGACTATGTAACATTACAACCCGACGCTTCTTGGTATATGGTATTAGAAGTCACAACCGTTGACCATAAAGAAACACCCGTTTCCAAAGAAGCGCAGATTTTAGAAGCTATACACGCTCTCATAGGTAAGATTGAAAAATTACATCAGAGCGTGGAAAGACTCCCGACTAAAGAAGAAGCTGAAAAGATTATAAAGGAAACTGAGAAAAAACGTAAAAAGATATCATTTAATTATATTTTATTGGCACTCGCAGCTCTAGTAGGTGGTTATATATACTACGTGAATAAGATCAAAATGGTTCCAGGGATTATGTAAACCAAGTATTATTAGTATTTTCTAACATATTCTTTACTCTTTCATTCCATGATTTTTGTGAAAAGCTGTAAATTTCACAAAAGTTATCTCTCATATTTGTTGTAATATAGATTGTATCATTATCGATCCAACATGACACAGGATCTTGTATAGTTTCCTTAACTATATCTCCTCCCTTTTTGTAAACAATAGGTTCAGAAACGTCTATGAGTTCTAAATTTTGTTTTGAAATTCTAACCATATGTGTAAGATGTAAAAATCCAGGTCTAAAAGATGAATTAATGGGAAATCTAGAATGAGAAAATCCCATATAATAATCACCCATATCCATTAAATTAGATCCACCCCGTATAAAAGTGTCTTGTGTACGAAAAGGTAGATTACCTTTGACTATATCACAATATCCAGTTGAAATATTACATGATAATATAATAATTGGATCGTAATTATAAACAAACATCAGCTTACCATCCCTTACAAATGGTGCCCAATTCTTTTCTATTACATTTAAACCCTTTGTGTACAAAGGTTTACACTCAAGTGTGTCATGATCCAAAATCCATAAAGTATAATCTTGATTTGGAAATGAGGATCTCGCTATAAAAATGACATATATTTTATCTTGAACTTCTATTATACGAGGATCTTGTGCATTTATATCACTTCCTAAGTACCGTTTATCTTCATTACTTTCCCAATTTAGATTAAATGATTCATACATAAGCATTGTTTTATTATTTATACATACTCTAACATATGTTATGTACCTATCATCTCTTTTTAAGACACATCTGAACATTGAATACGTACTACCCGGCCAATATTTATCATTATCTAATGGTTTTATAGGTGTTATATCCTTCTCATAAACAAACTCCATACATTTTAATATTTTAATTTCTTTAAACGAAGTAATCTATATGCATGTCTGGACGACCTATATAATTTGGATAGTCGAGCCCCTTGATTGGAAACGGTTCAGTTTCAGGTTCTATAGTATTTACCAAATCCCTACGAATATATGTGACTTCAAACACCATGGGAAAATTATTATCTATCCAAGGAACTAAAGGATAATTATTCCCGTGAACATGTACACATATGAAATGCTTATTTAGATGTTGATAAAGTTCATCTATCTTTTTATCGTACGATATAAGATTTCCAAATAAATGAAACTCTATGATCATCTGTGAAAAATTTTTAAGATATTTAGATGCTATGAGCGAATCCCATTCAGCTCCCTCTACATCTATCTGTGCAAATAAATTAGTATTTTCAGTGTGTCCATTATTTTCTATATGTGCATCAATAGTATTTAAATTTTCCTCCTTTTTAGATGAAACACCCTCTCTATAAAAGTGTACATAATTAGGTTTATCAGTTATCTCTTTTATAGTGTGGTCGTAAACATAACATGGCTTTTTGTATTTTTCGTAAAAGGTTTTTTCAAATTCAATTTCATCGTTTGAACCATAACTATACAAAGCGTCGTATTCTTTCATATCTACAGCTACGTATCCACCATCCCCGTGTGGTCCAAATCTAACCTTTTTCAAATTTGTTTTAAAAGGTTTAAAGTACGTTTTGAGACGTTTACAAATATCCACATAAAGTTGTGTGGGGTGCATATATGTAAAATGCTGTTAGATCTTTTAAGTTATTTATCTAAAAATATCTGGTAAAGATGCTATAAGTTCTGGTGGTGAAGGTGTTAATTTAAATTTACCGTTATGTGATAAATTTTCCTTAAAATATACATCGGCCATGTGTTCGTCAAACCCTTCATCGTAACATTCCGCACAACTTCTGAGTTTATTCGCCAAAAATTTTGCATCTCCAAATGAAGAAAAATGCCATCCTCCAAATTCTACATGTGGAAATTTCCATCTATTATCTCTGAAATATTGAGGAGTTTTGTCAACTACGTTTTTCTTTGTAGAAATAACAGTTCCAAACCACTTCTCAAATGTTTGAAAATATTCGATAGAATAATTAAACGTAATCATGTGTAAACTTATAGTGTCCAACGAGCTTGGAAGTTTTTTGATGATATCAGTTTTTGGAACTTCATCCGCATCAGAAATCATAATAATGGCATCGTCAGGTATCGTTTCCAATCCTTTCAAAATATAATTACGTTGTAAATTTTCCATAGTCCAGGGATTTGAATCTGGTGGGACTATGTCAAGAATAATATGAATTATTTTATCTTTCCATACATCGAATTTATCTTTATTCATTTGAAAAAAAAGTTCTTTCGGCTCTCCCCTATGTGTGTAAGTAGATTCGACAATAACAAATTTATCTACCACAGGATTTAAATATATCATGCGTTTAATGATAAAATCAACTTCATTGTGAAATGTAAAACAATCCACAATCATTATAAATTATGATGCGTTTACCTTTAATCAGTTTAAGGATATGAGGTAAGTATATTCATGTGTGGAATTCTAGCTTTATACGGGGAAGAAGTAGAGGTCCCCGTAGATTTACTGACACATAGGGGTCCGGATGATTATAAGTCAGATGTTATGGGTAAATGTCGTATGGATTTTTATAGGCTTTCTATAAAGGATTTATCTAAAAATGGTATGCAACCTTTTAGACATAACAAATCCATGCTAGTATGTAATGGAGAAATATACAATTATAACGATTTTACAACAGGTGATGAAAAGAGTGAGAGTGATTGTGAAGTTCTGTTACCTATGATCGAATCAGTTGGAATAATTAGAACCGTTGATATGATGCAAGGGGATTTTGCATTCGTCTATACGAATGGAAAGCGTGTCATGGCCGCTAGAGATCCCGTAGGTGTAAGACCTCTGTTTTACACTCGATATGATAAAGGATCTATAGCTTTCGCGAGTGAGGTCAAAGCTCTGAAGTTTTTACAATCAACAATACATGTATTTCCACCTGGATATATCTACGATTCGTACGTGGATAGTTTTATTTGCTATTACAATACATATTGGCACGTATATAAATATCTCACCACAGATTCTAGTCAAATCGTAAAAGAAACTCTAGAATCAGCTTTACATAAAAGATTGGAACACTCTGATCGTGATGTAGGATTTTTACTTTCCGGTGGTTTGGATAGTAGTCTCATAGCATCGATTGCGTCTAAAAAACTTGGAAAAATTAAAACATTTTCAATTGGTCTACACGATAGTCCAGATCTCGAATCCGCGAGAATTGTTGCAAAACATATAGGATCTGACCATACAGAAGTCATTTTCACGGTTGATGATGGTATTAAGTATATGTCGGATGTTATTCGTTCTCTAGAATCATACGATACGACTACCGTTAGGGCGAGTATACCTATGTGGATGTTATGTAAATATATAAAAGAGAATACAAATTGTAGGTATATATTTTCCGGTGAAGGTGCGGATGAAATATTAGGAGGGTATTTATACTTTCACAACGCCCCAGATGTTGAAGAGTTTGCTCACGAAAACATGAGACGCCTAAAGCTAATTCACCAATTCGATGGACTTCGAGCGGATCGTTGCGCCGGTGCCCACGGTCTTGATCTCATCGTCCCATTTTTGGATAAAGAATTTATAGAAGTTTGTATGTCCATGAATCAAAAACTAAAAATACATAAATTAGAAAAACATATTTTGAGAAAGGCTTTTACAGGATATCTCCCGGATAAAATTTTATGGAGACGTAAGGATGGTATGAGTGATGCGGTTGGAAGTAGGTGGGTTAATCATGTTAAAACACATTCACAACAGGTCATCACTGATGAAATGTTTAGCAAAACACGGGTTTTATCGAAAGGTTATAACACACCTCTAACGAAAGAAGAAGCTCTTTATCGAATCATTTTTTGGGATCATTACGGGGACCATCATAACCATCTCATAAGTGAAATATGGAGACCGAAATGGACAAAGATAACAGATCCCAGTGCGAGACTCTTGATGGAATAATTTAATAAATCAACTCTAATATAGAAATGTTTCCTGACTGAGTGTCGGGATATTCATGTCCATATTAGGGTTTAAAACCCGATATATTATTTTTATTTAAACTCCGGTTAACGCCTTCTTCTTAGCTGGAGTATTGGCAGCCTTCTTAGCCGCAGGTTTGGCTGCGGGTTTGTCATCCGACTTGGCTGCGGGGGCAACACTCGCACCGGGTGGGCCCTGAGGCCCGGAAGGACCACGGGGTCCCGGGGGGCCGGGAGGACCTGGGGCGCCACGGGCACCTTCCATCGCGGAAGAGCTACCTAAT